ATTATCCATTAATATCTCCCCAGGTTTCACCTTTTTCATAGTCAACTTTATTGGGGACTTCTAAAGTAACCGCGTTTTCCATAACATCAACTATTTTTTTTGCGTGAGTTTCGTCTTCAACACTTACACAAAGTTCGTCATGGATTTGTATGTGGGCTACTATACCTTCCTTGTATAAATCTAACATTGCTTTTTTTGTCATATCCGCAGCGCTTCCTTGTATTAATTTATTTAAAGATTTGTATGTGTATGCTCTTCTAATCCCTGGTCCGTGTTCCTGTAATGCTTCTTCATGAGGCAATGCTTTATGCATACCGAATTGATTTGGCTCCCACAAATGAAACCTACACAATCGTCCCAGTAGAGTTCGAATTTGTCCACGCTCCTGGGCACGATTGGAAGCACTGTTCATAAGTTGCTTAACAAAGGGAACTTTAGCGTGGTATTGGTCGAACAATTCTACAGCTTTATCTTTTGATACACCTAACTCCGCCTGTAGTTTAGCTTTACCCATGCCATAAAATAATCCTAGATTTATAACCTTAGCTTGGGATCTAGGTATCTTTGCCATGTCTGCTACCACCTGGTGAAAGTCAGTTGAGGTATCATTTTCATAATTATCAATTACGTCATTTACAGACGGAAATTTGTGTAAAGCAGCATAGTGCACTACCAACCTAGGCTCTTGTTGAGAATAGTCAAAACAACCCCATGTATGGCCCTTCTCGGGTATAAATATAGACCTAATCATAGGTCCAAGATCCTTATTTCTAGCAGGAAGTTGCTGTAAATTAGGGTTAGAATAACTAAACCTACCGGTCACCGTTCCGCCTTGATCTGACCTTATTTGATTTATGTCAGCGTGAATCCTACCTTTATGCTCGTGCTTAACTATGGTATCTATAAATGTGGTATGTGCTTTGTTAACTTCTCTAGCTTTGGCTATCATTCTAACAACAGGATGCTCATGATTCGAAATAAAATTTTTAGTAAAAGAAGGTGCTTGTGATTTTGCAGTTCTTTCATAAGTTAAACCAAGTTTATCAAAAACTTTGGCAACACTTCTTGCAGCCATTAATTGAACCTCTACTCCTGTTTCTTTTTTTATTTGGTGCAGGAGTTCTTTTTCTTGTAATGTTAATTGTTGCTTCAATTTATGAGCTCTTTCAACGTCCACCCTCACTCCAAGAAATTTCATATCAACAAGACAAGGAAATAAATCAGTCTCCAATTGAAAAATAGATTCGATGTCTTGATGTATTAATTCTTTTTTAAATATCTGCCAAAGTTCTAATGTTAGTTCAGCATCTTTCTCTGCGTAAGATCCAACATACATAGCAGGGAGCTGCCATAAATCTGCTTTAGGATCTAATCCTCTAGATTTTGCTTCTTCGTTAAGCGCATTTTCGTTTTTACCATGACCTAAATAATCCCAAGATAAACTATTTAAATCAAACCTATATCTGTTTTCATCAATCAAAGACGCTGCAATCATTGTGTCGACTATCTGTCCATTGATTTTTAAACCCATAGATCTAATCCAACACACATCATACATTGCGTTATGAAATATTTTTATAGCATCGGAAAGTAAGATATCCTTAAACCACTCTAAGGTTTTTTTCTTATCCATGTTTGGTCCTGCTCCATGAGCGATTGGAAAATAAAACTTTCTCCCTGGCACGGCAACAGCAATACCTACGACCTCACCGTTACCAATTACGGATCCTGATCCTTTTGATTTTAAATCAGGATCTCTTGTTTCCAAGTCGATTGCAATCTCATCATACTTTCGTAGATCCGGATATTCTTCTGGTTCATTCCATTCTGTTTGTGCTTCGAATAGTGGTATCTTCATGTCGATCCTTTTTTAATTTATAAGATTTTTCTGAACGCTTGTCGTCTTCGGCTTGTTGTAAACATTCTTGAGCTGCTTTTTGTGATACATTTTCTCTCAACCATTCTGCATGCAAAATTAAAATATTATTTTTTTGCATCTTTCATTTTTAACATTTCTAATTGACAATAGTGTACGATTTTTTTAAGATCTTCCGCTCCTCCCTTACGTTGGTAACGACAAACATATTTTATAACGTTCCCTTGAAAGAAACTAAGGTTGTTTTTTGAAATAAATTCGTATGGCTGAATGGGAAACTTCGTGTAATGGTTCCCACCGACCTGGGTATATTGTGGAAACGCCTCTTCAAATATATCTTTATGTGTCATAACTGATAACCCTTTCGTTCTATTTTTGCTCTCATTAAATATAAATTTCTTTTTGCTCTAGTGCAACCTACATACCATACTCTATGCTCTTCGTCACGCTTTATTACACTTTTAATCGTAGCTTCTCTTATTTTTTTAGCATTGTCTAATACTAAAATTACATTTTCACATTCGCCCCCTTTTGCGGCATGGATGGTTGAAACTTTGATTCGTGCATCCTCACTTAATTTTTCTTTATAGGACAATAATAATCTTATATAAATTTTGTCTTCTGCGGATGCATTGTCGAAACATTCAAACCATTTTAAATCTTTTTTGAGCTCTCGATTTCCCATGTATTCTTTAATATCTTCTAGAGCTGTGTCAGCTATCTCTTCTCCGTTTAACCACTTAGTGTGGTTTACTATAGCTTTGTAAAGTTTTGTGTTGTAACTCTTTTGATTTTTATTTTCATAATACAGACCTTTTACTTTTAAAAGACTACATATTTCTTTTGATCTAGAAATAGTTCTGGTTAAAATTAACCACTTATTTTGATGCAAGTCTACATTCTCTAAACTATTGATTTTACTACATAATCCTTCCTCAGCTCTAGGCAAATAATTTTTTGTTGCGCGAAGTCCTTCGATTCGAGCTGTAATAATTTCTGATGTGTCTTGAACAGCTTTTGGAATTCTTCTAGATTTAGATAATATTTTTTCTGTTGCTGGCTCTTGTATAAATCTATCAACATCTGCGCCAGCCCAACCATATATGGCCTGGTCATCATCTCCTGCGAGATAAATATTTTTTGATTTAAATTTTAATATATCATAAAGTTTCCATTGTATGGGCGATAGGTCTTGAGCTTCATCAATAAATACAACATCAAACTCAGGAATTTTTTTAGGATTATTAACTATGTCATGAATCATGTCAGTAAAATCTATTAGGTTATTTACATCCGGGTGTTTATATTTATTGTAGTTTGCCTCTATGTGTTTTAATAAATCTGGGTCCACGTTAGTTGAGTGTTCGCCTGTGCAAAATTCGTCCCATACTGGAATATCTTTTTCTTTTGCTTTCAATATAATTTGAAAATATTCGTTATCACAAGTTAAGTAAGGAGATGCGTCCGCATCTTTTTTGGCATTAACTCTTATACTGAGCTCCTTTCCAAGATCGTTGTAATGATAATCTTGCATTACATTTTCCTCACGTAAACCTAAACTATGAAAAGCTAAAGAGTGTAACGTTTGAAAATATTTTAATTGTTTCTTTTTATATTGAGGATTTTTTTTAAGCATTCTATCCTTGGCCTCGTTAGCTGCTTTACGTGTAAAAGCAAAGTAACCTATCTTATCAATTGGTGTTCCTATTCTGATATAGGCCATCGCTCTTCTAATTAATTTTTCTGTTTTACCTGTACCAGGTGGTCCGTAGATTTTGGTAACTACAGTCATTAAAGAATATTAGTTTTACTTTTCATTGGTAAAATTTCTACTTTGTTTTCTTCTCTTTGAAAATAAGTCATAGATACTTTTACGCATCTAACAGGGTTGTGAGATTTTTTTTCACTCTCTTTTTTAGGATACCTCTTTAGACTTCTTAACTCCGCATTAAAAAAATCCATCATCATTTGACCCGTTCTATCTATTTTAGATTTCCATTCTTTATTTTTTAAAAAATTATAAAAAGGATCAAACACAAAATAAGCGTAACCATCATCAATTAAAGTGCTGCCACTTCTAAATGAAGCATCACTTACTGCTGGGACTCCATGAATATAATCATCTAAATGTTTATGAAGAATTTCTTTTGGTGATGTACCCGGAGGAGCCTTCTCTGTTTTCATACCTTGCCATAAGTTGTCTAATATATTTTGCATATCATCACCTTTGATTCGTGGTGGTGGAATAGGTGTGTGAGCTCCAATCAGACGTCTTAATTTTTCTTGATCCATAATATAATTAATATCTCTAGCTATTATTTGTTGAGTGGTTTCACCCTCAACTTTGTCATTATAGTGAACTGTAAATCTAAACTCTGGATCTGGAGAATAATCTATTTTAATTAGTGCTGACAATGTTGGAAACTTTTTTACCTTGTCAGACGCTACACCAAATTTTCTTTTTAAACACTCTGATTTAACACACATACTATAAATAGGTTCTTCTAAACAAGTGTGTCCCGCAGTATCTTTCTTCCAAGCTTTAACTTTTTGTTTTACTTTTTCATCGCCCCAAACGCTATCATACACAATGTAATTTCTAGCTGCTTCTAATACTTTGTCCTCCCAATTATCAGGATATTTCTTTTTAGCAAACACCATGTAGTTATAAATAAACCTATCTCGATAATCATCTAACTTAGATTTTGATAATCTTTGTAAACAAACTGGTCCGTCCACGAACTCGTCGGCACCTCCTGTCAACTCTAATTTTATTAAATCGTTAGCAAAGTTTTCTAGATCTTCTTTTGTCTTTGTGTTAGACTCCACGACTTTTATAAATTGTTCAAAAGTAAACTCTGTTCCATCTAAGTTAACTCCCACTCGTTCTTTTCGATTGTAGTAGGGAAGATTAATAAAGTTTCCGTTAATAGACTTACCATCAGATCCTATTCCCAATTGAGTTTGTTTAGGAAAAATTTCAGTTGAAGCTTTTAAGTTAAATGTAAATAATAATTTATCTAAAAAATTTCTTATAAAAGAAGCTTTGACTGGCTCGTTTAAAAAAACATAAATGTGAAGACCCCCACTTTTAGATTTAACAGGTACCACTGGTAAATTTTTTTGGTCTATAATTTCTAAATATTTTCTAATGTTAAAATCATTATACGCCTCTGAATCTATATCTATTGCACCAAATCGTGCTAACCCATCATCATCACAGGGTTGAATACCTATAGATTTAGAACCATTTAAATGTGCTATGTAATCTGATTCGTTTAATTCTTTAGCTGCCCATCCGTACTTTAATTTTAATTTACCGGTAGATGGGTCTTTAAATGCAGAGTTTATATCTGCATAACCATAGTCTCTTTTAAGACCTGTAAATATCTCTATAAATTTCTGTTCCATCTTTATATTAGTAGAGGTGGCGTAACTCTCGCGCCGCCACCTCGGTTGCAACAATTCCTTTAAGGAATTCTAGTAGTGAGCGTCCGTCGCTTTTGCAGCATCATCCTCACCATGTTTTACTTGAACATCTCCTTTAGAGATACTTTCAGCAAAAGTTCTAGCAGTCTGATATAATGCAGCGTCTTCGATTGGACCTACCTTGCTCACTTCCCAACCAAACCATGTGCCTTTGTCGTTAGACTGTTGCACAGTTTTTAGTTGATAAAGATGGCTAAAAGATGCTGGTGTAAACAAACCGTTTTTACCTTGCATCTTTATACTTTGCATCATGCTATTCCATTTTCTACTAATTTTTAATTGAGTAGATTTCATAGCAATTAATGCTGTGGATGGTGAGCCACTATTAACTAAAACAAAATGTTGTGCAGTCTTCTCAATATAATTACCGTTAGGTAATCTATCTTTGAAATCCCCACCTCTAGTTGTTTTAGTCATGATGTCACTAGATGAAGGATAGATGTTTACCGGAGCACCAGACCCATCTTTTCCTCTATCTTTCCACTCGACGTATTCGAGTTTGTAGTAACATGGAATCACTTGGACTCCGTTCTCACCACTAAAGAGTTCACCTGTTACTGAATTGTATATCATTCCAGGTTCTGCTCCATCTACATACTTGCCGTCTCTCTTATTTACTTCAGGAGATAACTGTCCAAGTATTTTAAGAAACGGTAACGCAAGATCATCTTGAGTTACTGTTCCAGTTTGAACGTTTGCATCTGCCTCAAACACAACGTTTGTTGACAATGCACCATTTTTCTTGGTTGTTGGTTCTTTGTTCATTTTTCTATTTCCTCGTTATTTTGGTTCGGCTTCCTGCGAACACGTTAAATAGATCCGTAGGCATCTCTTTCCCAGACTCAAGACGCTCACGGACCAATGCTTTAAGAGTCATAGGCTCAACCTTTAACTTCTGGGAAGGTTGATATCCTTGACCTTGCGCAAGGACAGCAAAATCTGCTGCCTTGTTGTCCTCGTTACGACCAAAGGAAACAGTGACCATATTTTTAATAAGATCACCTAGGCCGTTTTTACGAAGCCAGTTAAATGCTTCTTCTTCTCTTGCTTTGGGAATTGAAGCACCATAAACGGGTTTGACTTCTACGCCAGCCCCATCTTCTAAACTAAATTTTGCTACATTCATTTCTGTCATCATGGTAGGTATAACCTCTCCTGACAGAACGTCCATATCTTTTTTTATTTTTTTTAGCTCTTCTTCTTTAGCTGCATATTCATCTTCTAAGGTTCTTAACTTAACAACCTGTTCCGATAATTGTTTAAAGTCATTCGTATTTTTTAACGAATCAACTTTGTCTTCTTCTAAGTTTATACTCATGTCTTTTTTCCTTTCGTGGTTAGTAGGGTTAATATATTGTCATAATATCCTATGTCAAGTTTATTCTTCAATCTTTCCTTGTTCATATAAATTTATTTCTATAGGATAATATGTCTTTTCTTGTCTATCCCATTTTAGTAAATTAAATTTTCCCCCGGTTTTATCTGCCACAATTGAACAAGCTACGCCTATGATTGCAGGATCACCTGTAAGTAGTAAATAATCGTCGGAGGTATATTTATCTAACAGTTTTCTTAATTTAAAAATTAAGGGCCCTGGAGATAATATAATTTGTGAATGTTCGGGTAATAAAGTTTTTATTGTGCCAAACTTTTGAGCGCCCATTATATTAAATTTAGGCGTTCCTATCTTAGTTCCTGGCAATTCTTGAATAACATAAACTGTGTTCATAACTTTCCTATTGACTAGTTATATATCTTTTGGTATGCGTGTCAATAGAAAGAAGAATTACTATGAATTATAAATTTAAAACACAGCCGTATAAGCATCAAATGACTGCTTTAGAAAAGTCATGGAGTAAAGAAAACTTTGCATACTTTATGGAAATGGGTACTGGT